TAAAAAAAATACCCATATTCAAAAAGGTAGGCGTCTTTTATCCTATGGGAATTTAATAAATATTTTTATTAGTAGCGACTACTCTACGTTTACAAATATACAATTTTTATTTAATAAATCATATTTATTTTTAATTTCTATTAATTCTTCTTTTGTATATTTTTTAATTCTATTAAAATCACTTTTAGCTTCTAATTTTTCAACATAATCAATTCCGTATCTTTTTACTAATCCTTTCCTATATCCTAAAATATTCCCATGAAGAAATACATTACAATAATCACAAGATTTATGTACATTATCTTCATCAAAAATTAATCCACTATATAAATTTGCTGCAAAGTAATGTGAACCATGCCAATCTTTTGCTTTGTTTGTATTACAACTTATGCAAGGTTTATCGCTATCACGTAATCTTATCCACTTTTGAAACGATTTTCTTGCTTCTGCTTTATATTCTCCTATTGTTTTAAGTTTAGCTCTTAAATCGCTTTTAAATGCTTTTTCTTTATCTGACTTAACTTTTAAGTTAATTTTATTAAATATAATTTTTCCAGCATCTGAATTAAATAGAAAATCAGATAGGCAATTATTACACAATCCAAAAGTTCTGTATAAAGTTAGTTTACCACATCCTTTAATCATTCGTGCTTTGTTTATTCCTTTGCAAGGTTTTTCTTTTATATCCATTCTGTAATTATATTATTATTATCTGTTTCGTATGGTAACCAATCTTTATTTACATCAAAGTTAATCGGTTCAAAAGCTATATTTCTTGAGTACTCACATTTTGCAGTAGTTATGCTTTCGTTTTTTTCTATAAATACAACGGTTTCTGCTTTCTTTAATACACTACTTCCAACGTGTCCTACTGGTTTTGATGTTCCGAAATTCTTATGTAGTATTCCTGTGCAGTGCATATTTCCTTTTGCAGTCCATTGTAATAGCTTTTCAGTTAAACCAGTTGATTGTTCTAAACTATTAAAATCAGTAACTAAATCTACATAACCATCGATTGACATTAAACCAATATTATTTTTAAACTCGCTTTCGTAAACAATCCAATCTATAAAATCAAATCTTTCTTTTGGTGTATATTGTCTTAAGCAAAATGTTTTATAAAATTCATAGTTTCCTCCTATCATTTCTAAAACTCGTCTTTGTACTCTTTGCGTGTGAAAAGAAGATTGTTCTGTATCAAACGAAATTACAAATTTATCTTGAGTATTGTGTCCTTTTATCGATGGATTTAAAATGTTTGCTTTTCCACCAATGTAACCAGCTTCAATCATAGATTTGAAAAATGTTTTTCTTGATTTTGAAGCTCCTACTATACAACTGAAATCTCCATAACTTCCAAATGGTATTGGATAACTATTTCCTTTATATTCACTTTCACGAATTGAAATCGCTATTGGTTGCTGTTTAATTTCTTCGCTTGGGTCAATTAACGCCTCTTTAAATATCTTACTAAAATCAATTTCATTTGAAATTATTTCAGGTGTATCAGGTATTATAATTTTTTCAAACATTTTTATAAGTATTTAAAGCTAAATTGAAATTAAATTCAAAGTTTGCTATTACGTTATCCATTTCCCAAGTTTCATTTGATTCTTTAAAAGCGTTAATATTAATACTATTATTTGATTCTAAAAAATTTGTCAACTCGTTTGTATCTAAATTTATTTTTAAGCACTCTAAATGATATTGCAAAGGTTTAGATAATATATCTTTGTTTATTTGCTTTGCTGCAAAGTTTACATTTTTGTAATAGAATAAAAAGTCTTTCAAAACAAAGCAATACATTTTTGCGAGTAGTTCATTATCTTTTATAACTTGCTTATTAGATATGTTTACAAACTCTATAATTGAATTTAAAGCATCGGCATCAGTTGAGTTAGGTTTATTCTGTTTTGATATTGTATATCCTAATCGGTTAATAGCTTCTTTTAGTTTCATAACTTATCAATTTTAGGCTCTGTATAGCATCTTATCCAGTAACAAACTACTTGTGTTGTTAGTTTATAATTAACTCCATATTTTCCAAGAGAACCAAGCCTAATAGCTTCAATTACTTCTTCTATTTTTCTTTTACCAAATTCATTTTTAATATCATTAAACATTTTTTCAACGTTTGGTATATCGCTTTCTAATCTTTCAGAAGCTATTAATAACATAGTTTTTAATTTAAAGGTCGGGGAATTGTTTTCGCATTTCATCTATATCGTATTTTTTTGAGTTATTATTATTTTTAGTTTGTTGGTTTAACCATCTTACAAAGTGAGTTGTAAATTCTTTTTTTTGTTGTTTAATATCTAACTTTAGATTTAAGTCATTTTTAAATATTAGTAAATTATCTTTTATTTCTTCAATATTAAATTTAGGTTGGTTTTGCATCGCACAAGTTTCTAACCAAGATTCAGAATTTATTAATTCATTAAAATATAAATCATTATTATTATGTTTACTTTCTATTTCTTTTTCTATTTGCTTCGATATAGGCTTTTCAATTTTTTCTTCAAGGCTTTCAAAAGGCTTTACTATAGGCTTAATATTAGGCTTACTAATTTTGCCACCTTTAGAACCACCACGCACTAATTTTAAACGACTTTCACAACTTGGAATAAATAAATTATCTGATTTAATTTCTATTAAATTTAGATTACATAATTTTTTTATAATTGAATGTAAATCATCTACATCAATAGCAAACTTTCTACTCCATACATCATATTTAAGTTCTGTTTTATTGTCGTTTAACATAGCTAAATCTATTAACTCACGATATAAACCACGTTCTGTTAAATTTAATTCAAATACGCTTTCTGAATTTCCCCAATCTTTAGGATACCAAGTATAACCAAGTTTTGCCATATTTTTTTTAAAAAGTTAATGCCCTACTACAAGCGGTGGACGTCGCAAGTAATAAGGCATTTATAATATTTTATTAGTAGCGTCCACTCTACATTTGCAAATATAATAATTATTTCAATATAAAAAACATTTTTAATCTAAATTTAAAAGATTTTCTTCGTTAGGTGATGGAATATCTATTCCTAAAAATTCTGCTGACCATTTCTGTATTTCAATAATGTACTCGCAAAATTGTGTTGTTGTTAAATCTGAACTCGTTAAACGCTCTGTGATACATTCTCCAGTATCTTTATTTACTATTTCATTTATTGGAGCAAATAAAGGTAAAAGTATTTTATAATGAATATTATCAACGCTTCTTAATTCTCCTGTAGCCTCTAATAAACCATTTTGAATTAAAGGAAGTACTAAACCCCAATAATATCTATTTTGATTGTTAGAACGATTCTTTTTAGGTTTAGAAAAAGAAATTACAACATCTTTGTTATTGAAAGTTTTAATGGCGTTTAGTACTAAATTTCTATTTCTTTTAAATAATCCATTAACTACCGATGTTGTAATTTCAATTTTCATAATTTAGAAAGGAAGATTAGATTCATCAACTTGATTAATTTCCGTAACTACTTCAAATGGTTGTGCTGGTATAGATTCAACATTAATTTTATTTGTATTGTCTAATTTTTCAATTCTCCAACCATTTAAAGAAACATAATACTTTGAATTATATTCATTGCCACGAATATTAATTCCAACCTTTACACTATCTCCAATTGCATATTTATCCAAAATACTACATTTATCTTGAACAAAATCAATACCTACTTTTTGAGGATATTGCTCATCAGTTTCTACAACTAATTGTCTTTTTTTAAAAGTTCCAGCAGTTCCAACAATTTCTTCTTTACCGATTACGATAATTTTTCCTAATACTTCCATAATTATTTATTTAATTTTAATTTTAATTCTGTTACTAATTTACTAAAAATCTTTTGGTCTTCTTTTGATAGTTTTAAGAACTCTTCTTTTAGAGTTTCTTCTGTTTTACATTTTACTAACGTTTTATTAATTTCAGTTAAACGTTCAGTTTCTTTTTTTTGTGCTTCTTCTTGTTCACGTTGTAGTTTAAGTTCTTCTTCTTTGCGTTCAGGATTATCAATATCATCTTCATCTGTAGCAATGTGAAAATATTTAAGTAAGAAGTATCTTTCCGCATAAGTCAAAGCACTTCCTAAACCTTTTTCCCAATCATTTTGACCATTAGCACCGAATGAATTTTCATCTTTTTCTCCGCTTTCTGTATCAATCCAAGTAAAACGCATCATTACTTTTGTAAGTATTTCAGATTTTGTTTTTTGGTTCGGTGTATTAACTGCTACTAAATAATCTTGACGCTCGTTATCAATAGATAAAACTTCTTGTTTTAATATTAATCCTAATTCATTCATTAATGGTTTAATATGTTCTAAAACTTTACTTCCAGTTACATATTTATAACTATTACTTGTTTTGTCTTTTCCAAGTCCTAAAACTTGACTTTGTATTTTGTGTAATTTTTGATATAAATTTAATTTTTCCATAATTATAATTTTTAAAATGTTATTGCTAAACTTGATTTTCTCGGTGTTGTTGAAACTTTAGGAACTATGTTACCATATAAATCAGCAACTTCTTGTTTTTGTGCTAATTTTAGTAAGTCAGTACGTTCGTCTAAACAACGCTTTAACTCGCAATATATTTCATCTTCCGAATAGTTTATAGTATCGCCACCACTTCTAAAAGTTCCTTTTAAACCAAATTCTTCAAAGTTTTCTTGTGGTATTACTTTTAATAATTCGGTGTTAACTACGTCTAATGCCTCTTGAAGTCTTTTAGCTTGTGCCAATAACTCAAATTTGTTTACATTTCCTTCTTCTAAAAGTTCTGTAATGAATTTCTTTGAGCTTGTTTGTATCTCTTTTTTTGTTAAAAAGAAATTGTTAGATTCAACTTCTTGTTGATTCATTAACATTAATAAATTTTTTGATGCTCCCATAATTTAAAATAAAAACCTCTTTTAAAAATCTTAATCGGCTAGAATTAAGCATTAAAAGAGGCGTTATAATTTTTTTAAAGTTCCTAGCCGAACTTTTTTGTTATGCAAATATAATATTATTTTTTAAATATGCAAAATTATTTTTTTAGTTTGACAACTTAATTTGTGAACTCCATTTGATTGTCCGCAAGATTTACATTTATCAATTATTTTTTTATAAACTTTGTTTACTCGTTCAGAATTATAACCACGTCTATAGTAATATTTCATTACTATTAAAATTCTTTGTTTAGGTGTCATAATCCATTTTCTTTTTTATAGATTTCTAATAGTTCTTTTGTAGATAAATTTACTTGTGCGTTAGGCAACCAATTACCCCATTCAGATTTTGTTATTTGAACGGTACGAAAATTAACCCACTCTGCAAATCCAATAGCAAAGTCTTCTGCTATTTTTTCGCATCTATTTACAACTGAACTCCCCGTTCCGTCAATTGCTTTGTCTAACTTTTCTTCTAGTGTCATTCTTCTAATTTTTTAAGTTCTTGTTTTCTTATGTGTTCAATTTCTCTTTGAATATAGTCTAACGCTTTTTCGAGGTCTTTTAAATGCGTTCCTTTCTTTCGGCAACGTGTAACGTATTTAATTACATTTCCTTCCATAAAATTAAGTTCGTTATCTTTTACGAAGTCTATTACATCGTAATTATTTTCATTTCTGTAGTGTAGTGGTTTCATTTATATTAAGTTTTTAAATTTTAAATAAAGCATATAACTGCTATTACTTATTTCATAGTTATACTCGCAATCCAAACAATTAATTTGTCTTTTAATAGTTCCCATAGCGGTAACATTGTTTTTTAATAGTTCGATATTTTCGCTTCCACAACTCGGACAACTATATTTTAAATTACCATTTATAACTCCGTTGTGAGTATTAGTTTTAATATAGTTTTGCATCGTTAAAAATACATCTTCTAAAACAATTATATCACCTTCGCAATAATGCACCATTTCAGCCATTGCCTCTTTATCTCCAGCCATTACATTTTTCCACATATCAAAGCCACTATGTTTGACTTTTGCGCCTACGCCTAAAAATTGTGCAATATAATCTAATTTATTTGAATTAAAATTAAAACCGCTTTTGGCTTTTTTAAGTGTATCTAAAGTTTTATAGTTTGGAAACATAGATACTCGGTGAAATATACATCGTGTTCTTATCCATTTTATATCAAATCTATCTCCGTTGTGAGCAATCATTTCATCTGATTGATTAGCTACTTTAATGAAATCTATTAACATTTGCTTATCGCATTGATTTTCATCCCAAGTTAAAGTATAAATCTTATCTTCTGTTTCCCATTTATAGCTTATACAAATGATTTTCCGTTCATTTATGATACAATCGGGAGTGATTGATAGATTGTATCCAGTACGCCAAAAATAACCAATATTAGGGCTTGTTTCAATATCAAAGAATAAACGTTTAATATCGCTTTGTCCTTCTCTAATTTTAGATAATTGCCTTTGTTGTTGTGGATTTAATCTAAAGCGATTTATTGCAGTAGGAATTAAACCTAACTTTCTAACTTCAATATCTTTTAACCTAAATTTTGGATTTGCCATAAGGGATATTTTTTATCAAAAGTACAAATTAATATCTTTCATCGAAGTTTTTTCGTAGAATAGTATCTATTTTATTAGATATGTCATTGAAATAAGTCGTTTTTTGCATAGTTTCAGTTTCAGCCAAACTATCGTTCAACTCCTCTACAAATTGAGTTAACGTATTTTTCAACGTCAACATCCTATCTGTAGTCACTTTTAAATCATCTAAATTTTCGACCAATAAATTAGATAAGCATACTAATTTATGCATATTAACTCGGTTCTTTTTTTTGTCAAGATTGCTCATAATTAAAACATTGTTATTTGATTGTTTTTTGGTTGTTCATATATTCCTCTTGCAACATTAAAAATAGTTAATCCAGCTTCATAGTCTACTAAATTACGTGCCATTTTTAAAACTCTTTGTTTTCCTTTATATTTTTTAAAATCATAATCATGAAAATCGCATAAATCTTGCATTCTTGATGCTTGAACTAAAGCAGTATCATTTCTATTGCTTAAAGTATTGGGTAATTTAAAATTACACCAATAAGTATGACTGTCTCTTACCTGTGGATTAAACATAGGATCATAATAAGGATTTACATTTTCAACAACCCATTTACCAAAAAAATGATATTTTAAAAATATAATTTCTTCATAAAGTTTCATATCAGGATAACATGGTTGTAATCCATTTTTACCAAAACCCCAATAACGAGCCTTACTATGGCTTGGACAAGGTGGCGAACTCCAAATAAAATCAAACTCTTTGTAATGGTCAAGCAAATACTGATGAGCATCTGCTACAATTACTTTATCATTTGGAAATCGCTCTTGGTATAATCTTGCAGCTTCTTCATCTAATTCAACAGCAGTAACTTCGCAATCTGTCCATTTATAACGATTGCCACCTAAACAGGCATATAAGTTCAATACTTTCATAATAAATCAATATAAAAATCATTTTTAATTCGTAACATTTTAATATTTTTCAACCCTTGATAGTTTTCTAAAACTTCGCCATTTCTTCTAATAATTACATTATTTGTTGGCGTAGTATCAAATATAGGTTTTAAATCTTGATACACTTGAAATAGTTTTTTATTTTGAAAAATCCAATTATCAATATTATTCAAAGCATAAATAACGGTGCTATGGTCTTTATTAAATAATTTGCCTATTTTCTGTAATGGTATGTACTGGTCATTTTCTCTAATTAGCTTAAATATAACGCCTCTTAACTCTACATTTTCACGCTTTCTATTTTTACCAATTGTAAAACCTAAATGCTTCTGTGCCTGTTCAATTTTTAGTTCATACATCTCAATAAAATTTGTTTACATTTTAATTTAGTTTTTTCTGAAATCCAGCTCGTTCTCGTTTCTTTGTGATGAGGATTGAACTTGCTATTAATTGTAAGACTTCGCTCTTGTGCTATTGCCCATCGTTCCTCCGTTGTAAATGATTTACTATCTAAAACCATTCTGTCGTATCTTAATACTGCGGTATAATCTGTAAATGTCATATTATTTATTTTTATTAATTTTTTTAACTTTTTTAATTAAATTTTCTTCTCTTTTTGTTGCTTTGTAATTTTTATGTAAAAATTCTATTTCATCCATTTTAAAAGGTGATTTTAATAAAATATATTTAAACCAAAATCTAAAAATTGAAATATTGTATTTTATATTTTTCATTATAATTTATTTTTTATAAGTTTCGTTGTAGTATTGTTCTGCTGGAGCTTCAAACTTATATTTATCTCCAGTTTCGTAAGCATCAATAATCTGTTGTTTTTCCATTTCTTTGGCTTGTTCAATAGGTTTTTTCATTCCATTTAAATATACTTCTACTCCTGAATTTTTTTTCAATTCTTTTAATAAAAATTCTACTGCTAATTCTTTCATATTATTTCTTTTTAAATTAATTTAATAATAATGCATATTAATATTCCTATGGAAATTCCATAAAAAAATATAGTATATTTTTGTGTATTTTTCATATTATTTCTTTTTAAGTTGTTTTATAATATCAATTATTATACAAGATATACCAAATAGACAATATAGTCCATAGGCTATTACAAATGCTAAACATTCTTCGTATGTTTTGTACATAATTTATTTCTTTTTAAATTGTTCAATTATACTTTTAAATCTAATAATGTAATCGTAGTTTTTATTTTCATTATGAATATTAATCATCCTATTATAAATCCATTCCAAATGATTGACATCCTCCTCACTATACAAATTCTTGTTTTGTTGTTGTGCGAAATTGTAGCCATCTATAAATGCTTTTTTCTTATCAGAATTTATTCCATAATTATATGGTTCAGGAAGTTCGTTTGCATATCTCTCAGCAACTTCCTCAATCGTTTCTTGTTTAGGTTCTGAAAGTATGTTTATAAATAAATCAAAATTATCTTTTATAAACTCTTTTGATGTTTCTTCTTTTGGAATGATTATTACATATTCGTAACCTTGTCTTATATCTAAAAAGTTCTTTGGTTCGTAAACAACCTTAACACTCTCACAACTTTGATTCTTAACAAACCATTCTAAAAACTCATCATCAATAGCTTGTACGCCATCTTTGATTAAGTCTTGGTCTGTTGTTAGGATTATTACATTTTGTTTAGATGAATATTGAGCACCACCTGAATTATAAGGTTCATTTAGTACTTTGTCTAAATACCATTGATTTACTCCTTCTTTAATTTCTTCATCAGAAGTGATGTAAATATTTCTCTTATGCTTCCAATCATCATAGGGTTCATTTAATAACCTAAAATCATTTAATAGTGTTGAGTAAATTAATAGTCTACTTGGTTTATCTGTTGGTAATACGTGTATATTTTTCATTTTACTTATTTATTAATTTTCTAACTAATTTCCCTAATTCCATATCGTTTGGAGTTTCTAAAATATCTTTTAAAGGGATTTCTACAACTTCATCAATAATTCCCTCTCTAACAAATGCCTCTTTAATGTTTGGCTCTTTGCAAAGTTCTTTTACGAATGTTTCGGTTAAAGTGTATGTTTTTTCGGCTAATTCAAAATGCTGTTTAAATTCAGTATCAAAATATATTAAATGTTCATCAAATATTTCACTTTTAAAAGTTATTAATATTTTACCTAACTCAAATTTAATAGCATCAATTTTATAGATATTGCCTTTTTTAAAACCTATTTTTTTGCCATCAATTATGTAATTCTCTTTACATAACCATTGTTGATTTATTGTTAACGTTGGTGTTACCATAACTTATAATTGTTTAAAATCGATTACTTCGATGTTGTTTGCTTTATGTTGTTCAAATTCTGTTTGTATCTTAATTAAGAAGTCAACGTGTCTTTGTACTTCTTTCTCCAACGCTTCAATTCTTAACGCTTGAAACTTCTCTAAATCAGTTGATGGCGTTTTGTCTATTGTGTATAAATCTGTACTCATAATATTTAATTTAGTTGTTCAATAGGATTTCCGTTAGCTATCCATTCCATTACTTCGTTATATGTAGTATTTGATAATTCTTGTTTAGGCACAAAAAGTGATGAACCAAAATAATTATCCCATTCTGTTTCTTTTCCACAAACACATCTTGCTAAAATAAAATCAAATTTCAAACCAATATCTAATGTAATTGTATTACAACATTTTTCCTTTTTAATTCCTTGTATTACAAATTCATCTCCTTTTTTAAAAAGACTTAATGAATGTGATTTAATACATACTATCTCTTGACCTATTTTAAAATTACTCATTTCTCTTTCTTTTTATCAGTTAATATTTCAATTACTACTTCTTTTAATTTTGCTCCTACTAAACTTATTCGATTAATACTCGGTTTGTTTATGAAAGCTAATATTTCGTTGTCATTTATCATAGTTAATTGGTTCTAATGTTTCTAATTCGGTTTCTAAAAGATATACTCTTTCTTCTGCTTTTTTCAATCTACCTGTCAATGTTATAACATCTAAAGGTCTCCATTCTCCATTAGGAGTCGTTTTAAAATATAAAATTCCGTCTATAATTTCTTCTTTGTAATACATATCTATTTTCTATTTAAAATTCTTAATAATTTATTACTCTGTTTTATGTAAAATTCACTTCTACCTGATGCTTGTGCGGTATCTCGAATAAATAAAAGCACTTCAATCGCTTCAGCTATATTCTTTTCAGTTATATAAATTGCGTTCTCTAATGGTTCGAAATCGTCATTATCTTTAGCGTAATCCATACACTCCGATAATGTTGTTGGTTCTTTTTCTTCAATTGGTTCTTGCTCGTGTGGATTAAGAAAATCCAAATCATCTCTATTTGTCATTGTTTTCAATTTTAGTTAATAATTCTTTTGCGCGTGTTATTATCGGTGTTACTGCTTTGTATTCTGATTCAAAGACTGATAAGGCATTCATTAAAGAATTAATAATTCGTTTCATTTGCTCATTATCAGATTTTAATTTTCCTACGATTTTAATTAATTTTTCTGCTTCCATTATTCTGTTATTTTAGTTAGTAGTTGTTCTATTTCATTAACTTGTAAAACATCAGCTATAAATTTAAAATTATTTGTTTTTGATATTTCATTTATATATTTATTTAAATTTACCAACATTTCAAACATTTCAGGAGATGATGCGATTAGTTTTGCGTTGGCTAATCCATTTATATTTTTATATGAAGATTTTGAATATACCCACGCAATACAATCACTATTATCTGAATTTATTGCAATATCTAAATGACTTTCTACTCCATTAGTTATTAATACTTCCCACTTCCCTTTTGTTCCTTTAAATTCCATAACATTACTTTTTTAAATTTTCATCCGCACATTTCTGTAGTGCTTCGGATTGTAGTTGATTAATAAAATTGTTTACTTGTTCCTTATCTAATTTACCTATAAATTTAGGTTCTACATAAATTGTCATAAATCTGACTTTCTTTTTTTCTGTTGGTAGTTTATTTCTTGGCATAGTTTAAAAATTAAATGGTAATCCAGCTTTATATAATACAAATAAAACTATTATAAAAGCTATTAATGTGTACCAAAAATTATACTTTGTTTCTTTAGGTTCTCCATGTTTAGCTAAATGCATACCTAAATTTAAAACCCCTAATGTTAAATAAATGATTAAATAAATGTTCATAATAAATAATGTTTTAATTGTTATTTGATGTAGCAAATGTAATAATAAAAAAACGAATAAAAAGCGTTTTAGTAAAAAAGTTTATTAATTTATATTAATTCTAAATAATAAAACCACCGATTAAGGTGGTTTAGTAGTTGTGGTGTTGGGGTTTAGTTATAAGATTCTATTATTGTATCTACACTTATAAGAAGTATTTCTAATATTATCCATAAAAATAAAGAAGAAAATAACCATCCAATAAATGGTCTTTTATTAAATTCAATATATTTTTCATCTTGATACATACCTAACGCAATAAAAAATGTAAAAATCATTACTATTGCTAAAATTGCTAAATGTTTCATACCTCCTCACTTTCTTTTTTAACGTATTTTCTGCTCCAAATTACAAATAATAAGAAAGCAGTAATACAGATTATTAATAATACCCAATTCCAAAAATTACCTTTAGTTGATTGTGTTTGCTTAACTTCAATCACTCTTTTAGCTTTTACATTTGTTTTAACCGCTTTTTGTTCGATTTTAGCAACTTTCTCAACTTTGTTAGTAGTTATATTGTTTTTAACTTTTCGATGCTTTAAAGATACGTTGAAATACGTGCGACCATTTACTATAATTTCTTTTGTGTTATCAACAGGAACTATTACTAATTCATCTGTATCGGTGCAATCGATAACTTTAATATTAGTATCTGTTTTCGTTTCAGTTTTTGAAGTATCGAGTATTGCGATTTGCGTTTCTTCTTTTGTATCTGATTTGTTTACTTTGCGAGTTCCACAACTAAATAGTAAAATAGTTGATAATAGGATTAGTTTAGTTTTTATGCGTACCATTTTTCTAATTTTTTAAATTCAGTTACTATTTCGTTATATCCTAATGACTCTAATAATTCACATAATACATCGTCTGCATTATAATGATTTATTTCAATATCTCCACTTGAGCATTTTTCTTTTAATTTATTTAGATATTTTTCTTTTAAAAATTCGTTTACTTCCATCTCTCTATTTATTTAAGTTATTAAAAATTTCGTTTGCCTTTAAAATTGCGATTTGTGTTGCTTCGGAACGTGACTCTTGCATTTCTTCAAAAACTGATATATGATGACCTAATATATCATACATCCAATGTATATTTATTACTTTTTTTACGCTTATAAATATCCCAACACTATCAAAAAACTCGATTATTTTTGATTGTTGCATTGTTTTATCTAATCTATAATTATAGTTAAATAAATCATAATTTAACCATTTTAAAAACTCCTCTTTGCATTTATCGGTTAGTATCATAGTTCTATATTTAATTCTTCGTTAGTTAGTGCGAAAAACAAATTCTGTATCTGATGCAAATATTTAATTGAACTTAAACAAACTGATTGATTTGTAATCAAAATACCATCATCGTGAAAGCAAACTTCAATCATTTGACTTTTATTTTTCCTATAAAATGCATCTAATTCTTTATGAAATCCACACTTCAATAGCATTTCTTCTGTTAGTGGGATTGGTTCATAGTATTGATTTAATTCAATTTCTAAATTATCAGAACAATCCAGTCCCATATTTCTAAACATTCTTGGTGTTACTTGAATATAATGACTATTACCAATGAAATTATCAAAATGTAACCAATTACCTATCCTCAATTCATTTGCTCTCATAACACTTCTTTTAAAAATTCATTAATTTGTTTTATTTTTTCTTCTTTACTTAAGTTTTCGTCAATGTGAAAACTATAACTTTTTGATGACTTCTGATAAGGCATAAATACTATATTTACCCTTGTTGTTGTTTTCTTTCGTGGTGGCATTTTTTTAATTTAAATTAATTACCAACAAATGTTTCAATATCATTATGTCTTTGTAGTTCAGAAACTAAATAATGTCCTCTAACTGACTTATGAAATGGCTCTACATATCCTTCTTTTGCAAAATACAATTTGCCTTGATAATTAAATTCAAAGCCACTATCTCGCATACAAATTGACATTGTTTCACCACTCTCGGTTTTTAAAGTCAAACCGCTAAATACTTCTTCTAATTGAATACCAAAATCCTCTGTTACTTTTACTTTCATAATATTTGTTTTAAATTAATAAGCACAAATATAACATTTATTTTGATATTAATAACAAAATGGTGTAGTTTATAATTAGTCTAAATAGTGAGTATGTAGAATAAAAAAAAACTACTAACCGACCGAGTGACACCTCAATCCAATGTTAGTAGTTAATTTCCGTGAGTGCGCCTCGTTTTTTTTAGTATTTTTTCATAACTTAAATATTTAGGTTAAACTTAAAAGTGATTGTAAAAATAGTAATTATTTTCAAATAAACAATACCTTAAGTAATATTTATAATTAGTCTAAATAAAGAAAACCACCTCGTTAGAAGTGGTTTAATAGTTGAATTTGATTAATAAGCTTTGATTTGAAGATACATTCAAAGTATTATTATTGCAAATATATAAATTATTCTTTTACTTCAAAGTGCATCCAATCATAATTTTTTTCACGCCCTAAAGAAACAAAACCATTTTTGTAAAAAATATCAATCATTTGTTTGTATTCAGCACGTGCAAATCTTGCAGTTTTTGACGTTTCTTTTAACTGATTTCTTTCAGGGTCAAGGTCAATAGCAATTCCCCAACTATGTCTACTCGGTGCAGTTCCACCACGCATTGCACGAAAGTTAAAGCACCCACCAAATAAATCAATCCCTAATTCAACAATTTTTTCATAACCATAAGTAAGTAGTATTTCTTCAAATATTTTACCTAATTTAGTAGCTACTAATTTATGGCATTGTATTTTACTTACTTTAATGTTTTTGTCCCAACTTAACCGCATTGGATAAGGTAAATTTAAAGTAGTTAAATAGTTTGGATTCTTACTCGGAATACCATATTTTTGAGTAGCTTGTGTTGTACTTATCATTATTTTAAATTAAAAAGTTTAGCAAATATACCGATTAAAATTACAACCATAGCGCCGATGACAAATTTAGCTTGTTTAACGTAAACAGAAACTTCGCCTTTGAACTCCTCTAAATCTTCAACTCTATCTTCAATCTCTTTTAATTGAGATACTACTCCTTTGTGATTGTTCATTTCTGAACCTACTAAAGCGGTTTTAATCTCAAGTAATATTTTAGAGTTTTCCTCGTTTACTTTCTTTTGTAAATCTTGATGATGGCGTATGCGTTCAATTTCTGCTGTAACTTTGCTTAATTCTGTCATTCTGTAAGGGATTATTTAATTGTATATTTTTCGATTACAGATATAGCAGTTTCTGTCCCTATATAAATAGAAGAAATTACCAACCAATCTGTATTAGTTATTATTTTAAAAGCGACAAAAATAGTAGCAAATAACCAAACTAATAATTTTCGGCTAATCCATTTACTTAATATTTTATCAAATTGCTCTTTGCTCATTATTGAAATGCTAAAAATATTATTCCAGCTATTAAACCACCTATTGCTCCGTAAATGCAATCCATTATATCAAATGGTGCTTCGTGAAATTTCTCGTAATACATTTCTCGGCCTAAATTTAAAATGAAAGCAAATAAGGTTGAAATAAAAAGCACTCCGAACCATTCGCAATCTTTTAAATCCATTCTAAATAATGCAAAAAAGAAGATTACAAATGTGTAAAGTAAATGTCTGTCGTAATTTTGTTTAAAAAACTTTTTCATAAACTATAAAATTCTTTAGTTACTAAATTGTAATGTGTGAAATCGCCACTTAATCCATCTACTGCGATTTCATTTTCTAAAAGTTCAACTTCAAAATGTGTTGAATAAAGCACTTGTTCTGTGTTTTTGTCTACAATTGTAATCATATTAATTAGTTAAATTAGCCAAATTAGGTGTTGCGCTATCAATTGATGCAAATAATTGTAACGTCCAAAAAAAGTATAAAGTATTTGCAGTGTTGTATGTAGTTGAATTTCCAGCGGTGTTAACTGCGGTGTTATCTGTCGCAAGTGAACTATTAAAATTATATCCATACAAATTGCCACCATTTAAGTCAAAAGTTCTGTTTAATTTTCCATAAGTGTTAGTGGCTGTTAAAGATAAAAGACCTATTTGTGTCGAACCCGATAGCGAGTTAGTTGTATTAATTCTTAAACGCATCTGAACCGCTCCACTTGTAATTCCCTTTGTTGCTTTAAACAATGCTTTCATGCTATCGTTAGCATTGTACACACCACCTACAATAGTTTCAGTAGCTACAATAGTTTCAGAAGTTGTACCAGTGTGTGCTGTTTGCGAAGTTTGTACAAACTTGTAAGGAGTGTATGATAATGCATCTTGTTTACTATCTAATTGCGTTTGAATAGAACTAGTAGCGTCATTAAAACTATTTTGATTATCGGTTTGATAACGTTTGTTTGTGCTATCTGAAATATCAGCAGTTGTAACGCTTTTATTTTTCCAAAGACTTGTTGCACTATCATAAGATAATAATTGCTTATCTGCAACGCTTGAAATTGCCACATCGTGAATTTCATTCAATTCATAACCATTTTGGATGCGATACACAATAGTTCCATTTGTAGGTGATGTTCGTGTAACTTTTCCGATATAAACTAAATGGTTAGGTGCGGATGGTTTTATATTTGTAATATATCCAGCAGTAGTTGGACTTAAGTAAATAGTATCACCATCGGCTAAAGTGTCTGAAGTGAATGGATAAGTTGCAGTTGTGCGAGTATCTAAATTGTCTAAATATCCTAAAGTAGTACAATATCCATCCGTATTGTTTGCTATATCTTCTTTAATAACTCCAAATGTTCCAGCACTTGTAGATTCTCCATTTGCTTGTGCTTTTATAAAATTAGGTCTGTTTCCTGTAGAACCACTAATATAAATTATAGTTCCTTTTCTTAAAGTTGAACCTGTTGCATTACGACCTATAATAGAAATAGCTTCTGCATTATCAACTACACCTGTATTGTCTACATCGTAGGTTGATTTAAGCATGTCACCGCTTCCAATAGTTGGTTTGTTTTTAATATAATCTAAAGAAACATCATTTGTTTGATTCCAATCAGATTGAATTTGTGCTGCTGGTATTGTAGGTTTATTTAATATTTGAGCATCGCCACTCGTAGCGTTCCAATCTGCATTTACATTTACTTCTGCACCTGAAGCAATACCATCTAATTTAGTTTTTAAAGCATTAGTAAAATTATTATCTGAAACAGCAATAGTTACATCTCCTGTTTGACCATTTACAGAAGTAACAGAACCACTTGCAGTAATTTTATTTATATTAACTTCAATAACATTTGGAGTTACATTAATAGTAACTTCTTCAGTTGTTTCGTAAACATTTATATCTATTATATCGCTCATTATCTCGTTATATCACAAATTACACTAAATTGTCCGCTAATCCACGTTTTTACTTCATCGTTTGGAAACGTTATCTCAATATCATATAAATAGTTAGCTGAATTTATATTTATAATCTGATTGTTTATTTTAAACTCACCAGCTACCGCATCTGTAATAGTTATACCAGCATTTGCTACTGAAGTTAAAGAAAGAGCAATTACGCCTCCGCATTCTTTACGTAATTGCATTTTAATAACGCAATCAGTCAAATCTAAAGCATCACCATTTTCGTTGATTTGAAAATTGACTGCTTCAAAAGTATCACCTTTTATGTGTTGAAAGTTTAGGCTCATTTTTTTCTAATTTTTTTAAAAATTTTTTTAGTTTAACTTCGTTTTGTTTTTGCGAAATTAAGTTCATTTTTCTTATAGTACCCATCCGTAAAAATTTGATTCACTATCAGGAAACATATCCCCATTTGAATTAGTATTATATTCGGGAAAACTTGATTGATTAAAACACATATAATCAACGAATCTTGTTGTGTAATGATTTGCAACACTTCGCTCTTTCTCTACTAAATAATCAACCTCTGATTTATCTACGCTTGTTGCATTTTCGCTTGTATGTTTAAATACTCCTTTATTTGCGATTGTATAAGCACTAAAAGGCAAAAACTCAACCATTGCCCAATGTATTAACATCGGTTTAATATAATCACTTAAAAGGTCTTTATACGTTTGTGTTAAATTATTTGCAACAATACCATCGTTAAACTTTTTATAAAGTTTTGTACCTAAATAGTTTTGAATGTGTAAATCTTGAGCTATGATAATATATTGAATAAAGGTATCGGTGTCAATATTACCATTCAAAGCGGTATATTTTACTAAATCATCTCGTGTTATAAATAATGCTTTCATATTATCTTAATTGGTATTTATTAAATCTTTTACCATTTAATTGAAAAGATAAAAGGGATTGTGAAACATTTAAATCTTTTGCACAATCTGAAATGCTATTATAAAATTTATTTGTATATCCACAAAATATTTTTTTACTTCTTGCTTCAATAGCTTTTACAGGAATAAATCCTTTCATTCTTTCTTTAATTTTTTCAACATTTTCTTTAGTATGTTTTTTACCTGTAAATCCATAATCTGCACTTAATATATCAATATGATTTAATCCATTTTCAATTGAATCATAATATCTTATATAAATACTTTCCATTTTATTTTTTTGATTTTTATCATCAGATAAAAATAATATTTCAATTTTATGGTTTTCAATACCATATTTTCTTATAGAAGCATATAATTTTAAATTTTTAGTTTTAGAATTATATTTATGTTCAATAATTCTTCTTGAAATATTATTACTTTGTCCTATATAAACTTTATTAGATGGACTTATTATTTTATATATTCCTGAATTTTCCATCTTATTTAGGTAAAAATCCTTTATTTGGCATATCAATAGGTTTTTGATATACTAAAGGGTTATTTGTTGGTAAAATTTCGCCTGATTTTCTTGCTTGTGCTGGTGTAATTTGCTCCGCTAAAGGATTATTTACATCGGCTTTTTTTCTGTATGTTTCACGAGTCCAAAAATGGTGACAAGCACCTCCGCCTTTGTACAAAAATATATCATAAGTATTTGCGCCTTCAGGGCCAAAACCAGCGTTAACTTCTTGAGAACCCATATTTATAATGTCTTCTTTACGATATACTTTATTAGCGGATAACATTTTTTTACAAAATGCTCTTGAATTATCACTTACTTCACCTGTATATCTGTATCGACTTTTAAAAAGCTCTCCATCTTGTTCACTTTTTGCGTTTGGTCTTGCAATTCCTGTACTTACAAACTCGTAAACTTTGCTTAATAACGATTTTTTAGGATTATTTAAAGCAAATAATTCGGCATCAAGTCTTTGCTCATCTTCATAATTTACAATTCTACTATCTACTAATTCCCATTCGTTTAAATCAATATCTTCACCGAATTTTGATAAATCAATTTCGTCAATATGTGAACTTAATTGAGTAGGTGTTTCAACTACTTTTGTTAAATCTCCATCGGCATCTAAAGGTTGTAATTGCTTAAATGATAAATCTAAACTAATACCATTAAAAGCTAAAATTTTATCCAATCCGTCAAAAATAGTTTCTTGAAATGGTTTGATAACCATATTCTCAAATAAGATATAACTATTTTTAAGTTCATCAGCATTACTTGAAAATCCTGTTGTTGTAGCAATCCCAAAAAGTAAAGGACTTGTAACGTTGTGAGCCAACATAATTTTAGCCAAACATTCGTCTGACAAATATTTATAATGTTCAGGTGCATCATTTAAAGGAATATCATCTATCGTAGTCTTTTTAGTTTCATCACTATTAAAAGCAACAATTACCTTTTTACCTTTTGAACCCGTTAAAGTAGATTTTACTTTTGATTGAATTATATTTTGTTGTTCTTCCGTTGGAACTCCGTTATTAAAGTTTACAACTTTTGTTCCACTAAATCCATTTTGAACTTCGTTAATCAAATAGTTCGATATTTCTTCTTCTAAAGTAGCATAACTTAAGCCTCCTAAATAATCTACGTTAGAATAATACTTTTGTCCTATTGTGTAATTACCTACTCTTAAAACCTCTAATTTATCGGCTTTACTTCCGAACCCAAATAAAGGTATTCTTTTAGGTTGAAACTTTTTTGTATCTTCCCAATTGTCACAATAGTAAATAGCTTCAATTTCTCCTTCTTTATTGCATTTTTCAGCACGAACTAAATTAGTAGGCAAATGCTCAACTCTTAAAATAGCTGATTTTTTATCGTTGTAGATTAATTGCAAATTAAACTCGCCTAATAACTTCAAATCTTTTACTATTTTTCTCAAAGTTTCTTTAGAAAATAGCTTAACCATTTGAGCATATTCATTCGGTTTTCTTTGTGCGTTAGTAGCAGTCAAACCTTTGCCGTAAATTAGCTTACAAATGTTGTTAATTACTGCTTGATTTGTAGTACTTCCATTATATCTGTCAATTAAAAACTGATAATAGTTATTATCGTCGCCAAAATCAACCCATTCTTCACGTTTATTTTCGCTAATAACTGGTTGTTTATAATCTGCTAATTGTAAAAAGTGTATATTACTCATAAATTACATATTCATTCGTGGTTTGATTTGCCACATAATCACCATTATTAATTGTATAATCTTTAATTGTTTGGTTTGTACACATAATTTTATCTCGATATAAAGGTATTTCATTTACATCAAAGCACTCAAAAGTATAAGTGTGACCATCAACTAAAAATTCAAAACTTAAATCTGTTTCAAATTGCAAAAAATAACTATTCTTTACTAAAGTGGGGTTATTAATTTCAAAACTTACATTCGATAATTCATCTGTGAAAACCATAAGTGAAACATCCTCACTTCGTGGAATGAATTTTATATTTTGCGTATAAGTGTTATCTTTTAATATAATCATACTTATATAACGAATTTATAGCGTTTTTGTTTTATAAAAAAACCTACTAAAATTAATTAGTAGGTTTAAAATCTAATTTAATCTAAAATTAAGTACCTGAAACTGCTGTAAATCCAACCGCAAAAAGAGTATCTCCTAAAAAATTAGCAGGTACTCTTTCCATACCTTTTAACTCTAAAGTATAACCGCTTAAGTCACCCATAGCAGTACCCGATACAATTGTACCTCCTGTTACTTCCATTCCATGCTCTAAACCAGCTAAAAATATATTCCCGTTGTAATCCTCAACTAAAACTTGAGGTCTTGCATAAGTCAATAGTTTTAATTCTTTGTGGTCTTTTGGAGTTAATTTTTTCAATTGAAGTTTTAAACTTTGGTCAAAAAAAGTAGTTCCATTTTCTCTTGAAGAAGTGATAGTTTGTTCAAAACTATTCGTTCCTTTCAATTCATATTTATAAGCGTTTGGTGAACCAGTTACTTCATCGATTACGTCTGTATTTGTCACGTTATATCCAACGCCTGTAATATCTCCGTAATTTACAAAATAAACCGCTTTTAATCCACCCACAGAGGTTTTACATTCCTCTAATCTTCCAAGTGTTAAATCACAAGCCATAATTTTTATATTTATTAAAAAAGGTGGTGTTTATTGCACCACCTTTAAGTTATTATTTACAGATAATTATTAGTTAGCTGCGTTAGTAATTCCGTATGTAGTAATATCTTCGATTGCAGCGTATTGAACACCAGCAGCCATTCTCATTACTACTCTTACATTTTGTGAACCATCAGTTTCTGACATATCAATTACTCTTACTTCTTGCAGGTCAGAGTTTAAAGAACAACCAAAGAACAAGTTTGATTTTTGAGCAGCTACTGCTGTGTTAGCAGCTAAACCATTAGCAACAAAGATTTTAATACCATCGAAAGACAAACTTCCGTTGTTGTACCATTGAGTTCCTTGTGCGTTTGTTCCGTTAGCACCTAAACCTGATGCACCGAATCCTCCTAACGCTCTTACATACGCTTTAGCGATGTTTTGAGAAACGTATAAGTAAAGGTCATCTTTTCCGTAAAGTGTAGCTGGGATAGCGTCAACCAATTTACCAAGTTCAGTAACTACGTTGGCAGCAGTAACTGTTGTTCCAGCAACTTCTTGAGCAGCTGGTAAAGCAGCATCAGCAGCGATTTTAGTTACAAAACCATCAAATTGTCCTGAAGTACCTGTTGCGCCAGTCCAAATTGCAGTTTCATTTTGTGAAGCAACTTTAGCAGCCACATATCCGATTAAGTAATCTTGAAATGATGGAGGTAAAGAGTCGAAAGAAGAATATCCTTGCTCAATTCCTTGCCAAGTTGAATGAAATGTGGACTTACATAATTGTAGGTTAACTTGTAAATCTTTTACTTGTAATACTCTTTCTGAAAGAGTAATTGTTGATGTTGCAGTAAAATCACAAGTAGCGTCTTTCATCAATCCATCAGTAGCGATTTTTTGAAGAACTTGTTTGTATTTTACATTTGGTAAAACTTCAACTCCACCATTCTCAATAGTTGGAGCAGATAAAAGAGCAGCAGCGACATATTTCTTCGCAAACTCTCCAGCATAAGTAGTTGTTAAACTTGTTGTAGTAGCCATTTTTTAATATTTGTTAGTTAGTTTATAAATAATTTTGAGAAAACTACGTCTTCAGTAGTTCTTTCTCTTTTTGCTCCAAATTGGAAAATTTCTTTTTCGTTTACATTTTCAGGATTGTGAGAAATTGGTTTCGCTGCTTCTGTTTTTTCAGACAACTCAACTTTCAAACTTTCATTTTCTGCTTTTAATGTTTCAACTTGAGACATTAATTCAGTTTTGATTTTTTCAATCTCTGCGAAAAAAGTTTCTTTTGAAACTGATTCAACAATTTTTTTAGGTGTAGCATCTGCCATAACTGGCTCTGTAGCTTCAGCAGTTGGGTGTTCTGCTTCAGTCATTGCTTCTTCTTCTGTAGCTGGTGCAATAGACATAATAATACCTTCTTGCTCAACTACTAAAACATTGCCATCTTGCATAGTGTACTCGCCTATAGGCATAGGTACAACTCCATCAGGTGTGACTATTCCAACGGAATATTCAGGAGCGAACTCCTCCGCTTCAATGGTGGTAACTCCATCCATCAAAGTTTGTTGTGCTAATTTAACCTCCATTGAAAGCAAAGCACGAACATTGTTTAAGACATTTTTGTAGTTCATATTTAATTAGTTGTAATTACTCGTTCTTCGTTAGTGTTAACGATTGTGTGGTTTTCTCCTTGTACTAAAGAACCTATACCTTGACTTTGCAATTCACCATCGCAACATTCTTTATTATACGTTCCATCTTTACAAAGGCAACCTCTTTTACCACCTTTTGGTGATGTTGATTTATTTGACATTTTCCAATAGTTTTTTAAGTTGTTCAAAAATTTCTTTATCACTTTGCATTTCCATTTTATCAGCGAAATACCCCTCAATTGAAAATCCTTTAATTTCTCCGCTTTTAACTTTGTCCCAAATTTCTGGATTGTTAACTTTCATTGAAATCATCCACGTTCCCTTTGGCAAACTAAAACCATATTCTTTTGACTTATCCATTTCGGGATTATCAATTATCCAACTTTCAACTACACTTAAATCTTTTACAGATTTTTCGTGCATTAATGTTGCGTTGTTTTGGTTGCCATCCATTAAGAACTTTTCACTTGCTTGTTTTATAGTTTCACAAGAAAAGAAAATATTAAACTCATCTTTTCCGTTTTTTCTATAAATCATTTTGTTTGGAACTAAAGCAGCGCCCATTAAAATCTTTTGCTCTTTGCTTACTTCCGCTAAATGCAATTCGTGTTCTTCTTTTAATGCTATGAAATTTTCTTCAGTTGCTGGTCTATCGACTACACTAATTGCGTCAACTCCATCTGTTTCATTATTTAAAATTAATTCAAAAACTTTCATAATTATATAACGTATTGATTGTTAAAGTGTTTTTAAAATTTAGTTAACTATTTGATAATTAACCTAATGTAGCGTTAGAAACTATATTACGATTTAATGATTGTGCCGATGTAACGTTACTCGCTACAACATACGCTTGAACAGGTGCAACGCCTTGTTTATTCATTACTTGTGCTATTTGATTTGTGCCACCATTCCCTACTACATTAAAACTCGGTGCTGCTGGTGCTGATGTTCCGCCTATTGATGGTGCTGAACCTCCGCCTCCGTTTGGTGTTTTAACTGATAAAATCTTTTTAACATTTAATAATCCTCCAGCAATTGCTACACCAGCAGCTATAGTTGCTCTAATCGGTGCATCAGGTGTTGGAATTGCTAATTGTGATTCATACGCTTTGTTTGCTGAACTATAAGTTGATATTGTTGCACTTGCTATCGCTGCCGCTTTACCAGCTGCTGTTGATTCTCCTAACATTCCAGCTATACTACCCAACATATCACCATAAGAATTTAAAGCATCTGTTTTAGCTTGTGCTTCTAATTTTGAAATAGCTATTCTCGCTTCTGAATTTTTCTTTTCAAATTCTGTATTTTCAGCATCTAAATTTTCAAAAGCAATTCTATTAGCTTGTTCTGTTTTAAATTCTTCAGCAGCTAACTCTAAAAATTTATTCCAATATTCTTGATTTGCTTTTTGACGTTTCTCTAATTCTTCCTTTTGTCTTTTACTTTCGTCTTCATCGGCTTTCTTTTTATCATCATTAGCTTTTTTGTCAATATCTTTAATAGCTAATTGATAACCAGCTCTATCATTTTTTAATTTAGTTAATGCATCGTTTGCTTCTTTTACAGATTTTTCTCCTTCGGCTTTTACTTGTTCAGGGTCAAAACCTAATTTAGTAATATAATCTGCTGCTTTATCTCCTAAAGTTTCATCTAATTTATTTTTTATATTTATGCCTGGAATTTTATTTAATAAATCAATAATTCCATTTATAGATTCTGCTCCTGTTTTATATAAAAATCTTAAAGGCATTGAAACAAAATCAATATAAGAACGCAATAAATCATAATTACGTTTTGCACCTTCTACTGCTAACTTATTAGTTTGTATTTGGTTTTTATTGTTTATTTCTGTAGCTTGTATAGCTTCATCAGTTTGCTTTATTTTAATAGCTAATATTTCCTTTTCAGATTTTCCTTGAAGTTTTAAAATATTATCTTGTGCGCCAATAGTTTTTAATTTTTCATTCTCTTGGTCAAGATTTTTTTGACTATCAGCGTTTAACTTTTTCTGTTCTTCACTTACACCACTAACCGCTGCTTTAATATCATCCCAATAAGCATAAATAGTTCCTAAAGCAATTACTAATAAACCTATTCCTGTACTTCCTATCGCTGCTTTAATTCCTTTAAACGCATCAATAGCAACCGCTTTCATTTGTTTAAAAGCATCGGCACTCTCTCCTAATTGTTGCAATCCCGAAGCTATAGCCATAGCGGATTGAACTTTTAAAATCATTTCTTCGGTTTGTTTAGACTCTGCGCCTAAAATTCCCATCGCTCCAGTAACTGCTGAAAATCCACCAGCTACACCAGCTAAAGAAGAAGAAACTGCTCTAAATTTTGCATCAGGATTGAATGCGTCTGTTAATGCTTTAGCGTCTCCTATTCTATCCTTTAACTCGGATGCTTTTTTAGCTGCGTTAACTGCTTCTTGCGATGTTGCTCCAAACTTATCAGATAATTTAGCAACCTCTGCTTGTGCTTCTCGTAATTGTGATTTAAGACTTCCTACAGATTTAGCAGCCTCATCTATATTACTATTTATGTCTAACGTTACTACTTTAGTTTCTGCCATTTTTTATAAGTCTTTTTAGTTGATTATAGCTTTTTTTCATTGTTTTTGGCAATTCATTTTTACCTTTTGCAATTTCTATATTTTCAGAAACTCCGTAGTGTTCTGTAAGTTGCAGTAATTCGATTATATTTTTAAGCATCTTGATAAATATTTATGTATTTTTTAAATGTTGGATTTATGTAATCAATTTCAATTTGTTTTAAAACAATTCCTTCCGTTTCATTTGAATCAATTGGCATTATAAAAACTCCATTCTCTGTGTTATTATCGAATGAAGTGCCACCATAACTAACGTTGTAATATTCTGAATTTAATTTCATTACAATTACTTCTACATTTTGCGATTCTGCATTAATACTAAATGATTTTTGATTTGTGAAATTTTCGTTTATTTCTCTAAAGTCTGAAATCAATTCTAAATCTACCTCACCATTCGTTAAGTCAGTTGTAAATTGATTTATAATGTACTTCTTATCCTTGTAAATTAGCTTATCATTTAGTTTAATGTCAGTTAATTTTGTAATTGGAAATATTGCTTTTAATTTTACTATTCTTGCTTTTATATTATAAAGTTGCTCAATGTAATTTCTGTACCAATTTTGAAATAATGAAAGGTTTGCCAATGCGTTTAAATTCCAACTGCTTTGTTCCTCACCAAAATTTAATGATGCAATTTGTCCGTTAACTTCTAACTCATTTGAAAATCTTAAATAGCTATTTATATTTTGATAAGTAGAGCCATTATAAAATTTAATAGGTGATGTTACCGATTGAATGTTATTCTGATACATCAATATAACTTTTGGTTTATATGGCTTTAAATCTTTGTCAATTAATGATGTAGTTTGAAAGTTTCCTAATGTTGAACGCTCCCACATAACATCCTCGAAAGGTGTTTTAATTTCATAGGTATTACTCTCGTTTGATAATTGATTTTCGTAAAGTAAATCTCCGTAATCATAACCACGATTAAAAGTATTTCTAAAATAATTATTTAAAACATTCTCACTTTTTTCGTGGGTAAATGCTAATTTTTTAAATAGTTTAGTTCTCTCAATATCTACACTATCGTTAATAACGTAATTATTAATATCCATAAAATCACCATATGAATAGAAGAACTCTAAAGGTTCAATCTCAAAAGTAGTTTCATCAATTGGTGTAATTGTAAGATTGAACATTTTAATAATTCCTGTAAAGAAATCTATTATTTTAATATCAGGAATATTTGAACCTATATCAATAATCGATGTAGTTGATTGTGAAGTTGAATAAACAAAATGTGTTTCTACAAATCCAGCACCTCCTCCGTTTCTTATTTTAGTACTCCATAATCTACTCGTAAAAGTCATAGGACTTAAAGATTCAACTTCAAAATATAGTGTTTCTAAAAATAAAGGATTTGTACGGGTGTCTGCATAAATATTTAAAGTTTGGTCACCTAATAAATTATCATAAACATTATAAACACTTCCATCTAATTTTTTTACTTTAACTCTATAATTTATAGTTGAAGTTGTTGGGTAAATATCTAATTTTAAAGATTGTTGAACAGTCAAAGTAGTTCCGTCATTTTGAACCCAACGAAATGTATATGTATCGTTTGTCAAATCCATTTCAGGGAATGGTGTAGGACTTATCGAAGTGAAATTTATTTTAACAGGTGCAGTATAAATATCAGTTTTTTCAACATTCTTACAATACAAAAATAATTTATCAAAGTAAGTTGTATTGAAAAAAACACCATTAAAATTAATTTCGTAATGACTTTGTATTTTATCGAAAACTACAGAAACTGGAATAGCTGGGAATAAATCAGTCCATACAATAGATTTTTCAATAGTTCCACCTACTGAAACATCATTCGTTCCACCTGTTAAAAATTCATATTTATTCTGATTACCAATTAAAGGATAGCAAACATCATAAGTATTATTTTCAATTCTATTCTTTACTTCTGTTGCAGTATAGCTGTGGTTTAAATCGGTATAATCTAAAACTGAAAGTTTATCTTCTTTAAATAAATCTTTTATCTGTTTAGTATTACCATAAAATGTAATTGAATAACTTTCAACTCTATTGTTTTTTTCGTTTGCTTTTTCAATTTGAATTTTACCTCTACGAAATGGAATAGTATTTATTTCTATTATTGCATCGTATCTAATACGTTGGTCAAAACCATCATCAACTGCATTTTCATTCCAATAATTAAATATTTGATTATTTATTTTTGATGCTGGAATAGTAAAAGATTGAGTATAATCTGTAAATGTTTTTGAAAGGTCGTTTATATTTTGAACTGAAGAAGTCAAAGAAATCTTTTCATCTTTAAATAAATCAATTCTTTTAAACTCATCGTTAACTTTTATGTATATTTCGCAATTTACCATTATACAACATTATTTATTACACTACTCGCTACTTCAAATTCAAATTCGTAATTAATCATTTTATCTGTAACACTATTTTTCATTAATTGAGTTGTATTTTTTAAAGTAACTGCGTTTGTTTTTTCAACTCCATTATCATAGTAAGTAAGTAATAGATTTTCTGATAACATTACATCTTGAATATCGTCATTGTCTATTTCATAAACCCAACCTGTATTACATTTTATTGTATAAGTTCCGTTTTTGTTAAATATTCTTTTTTGTCCTAAATCGGTGTTGTAACTTGGATAAGTTGTAAATGTGTTTGTGTTATAATCTGAACTTTTTACTTCTAAAGTTTGTGTTGAGTTTTTAAACAAAGTTAAATATTGTAAACCTCCATATCTATTTATGAATTTCAAAGTATTTACGTTGTATTTTGGCTCACATAAATTATTCAATTGAATTTTGTAAATAGAAGATTCATTTATATAAATTTCAAACGTATTATAATCTCGATAATTATTATCTGAATTAGTTAAATTAATTCTATAAAATTCTATATCTCCAGTTAAAGTATAATTTTCAACTATTTGATTATCTCCATCATTTGAATAAACTATATTTAAACTTTCAATGTTATCTGTATCAACAATTACATCGATAGTTGGAGAGTTTGTAATATCTTCTCCGTCTTTTCTTTTGTAATTTAAACCTTTTACAAATTCTTTTTGAAGTATAAATATATTATCAGTTTCTGAATAGTTTGAATTTAAATAATCACTCGCTCCATTTGTTGCTATAAAACTATATGGTGTACTTCCTACTTCTTCTCTACTGCTTAAAATGTAAAAAGTTTTAATATCTAAAATACAACCAAACATATCAGCATCAACACTATTTAAATAGTCATAAGCATAAGGACTAATATTGTAATAGTTTGCAGTTTGAGTAGGACTAAACATTGTCTTACTAATATCGTGAGTTTTAATAAGTGTTCCTTCTTGGTCATATATTTTAATTTCCATTCTTGATGCTATTTGGTCAACATCATCATCAATAGTAATTATGTATGGACTTCTACAATTAAATCTTATCATTATTTTATATCTTTTAAACTATATTTCATTAAATCTTCAACGTCTAAAGCAAATTGATTAATTAAATCATCGTCAATATATTTTTTATATCCAGCTTCAAATGGTTTGGTAAAAAATAAACTTGGTCTTATTCCTTGCGATGCTATACTTTTAGCAATTGCGAATTTCATACCCTCTCTACCTATAAACTTCCCTTTTTTATTTCTCTGTGCTATTCCTTTTCTTATCATCCATTTGTCAAGCACTTTTGT